GAAATTTTTTTCTATGGTAAGGTATAAATTATATATGGGAGGAGGTTTAATGCAACTTGTAGCTTACGGCGCTCAGGATATCTATCTTACGGGTAATCCCCAGATTACCTTCTTTAAGGTTGTCTACCGCAGACACACGAATTTCTCAATGGAGACTATTCTTCAAACATTGAATGGTTTAGGAAGCACTACCATTAATGGTTCCACTGCTACTGCCACCATTTCCCGTAATGGTGATTTAGTTCATAAAGTTTATGTTTCTTTTCCTACTAGCGGTTTGACGATTAATGGTTCCGATTTAGTTAAAGAGGCTGAATTAGAGATTGGAGGTCAGAGAATTGACCGTCATTACCAGGAATGGAATGAGGTATGGAATGAACTCTCAACTCCTGAATCTAAGGCAATTGGTCTTAAAGCTATGCAATTTAGTATTGGTTCAAGTGGTACAGGTGTAGGTGAAGCTCATATCCCTCTTAATTTCTGGTTCTGTCGTAATCCTGGTCTTGCTCTACCTTTAATTGCCCTCCAGTATCACGAAGTTAAAATTAAATTGACATTTGGCGCCGCAGGTGTTAGGCCTAATGTATGGTGTGATTACATCTACCTTGATACCGATGAACGCAGACGCTTTGCCCAGGTATCTCATGAATATTTAATTGAACAGTTACAAAAAGAAGATAAGACGAGTGGGGCTCAAGAAAATACTCACAAATTAAATTTTAATCATCCTGTTAAAGAATTAATTTGGACGACACCTGCAGGTAATAATATGAGTAAAATCAAGCTTCAGTTAAATGGTCATGATAGATTTTCTGAACAACCTGAAGAATATTTCACTCTCCGTCAGCCTTTTGATTACCACACGGCAGTTCCTAAGCAGAATTTACCGACTGCTGCCCAGATCGATAGTATGGATAGATCAACACAATTTCTAACATTAGCGGCCGTAGGGGGGGTACTGGGTACTGCCCGTGGTGCTGCTAGTTCTCACACCAGTTTCGTATCAAAGCAGACGGCGGCGGGGAGCAATCCCGTAAATTCCAATGGAGATATATTTCTAGGAACTGGTACGAATCAAATTGTTCTACAGGCAGGGAATTTAGTTGAAGCTTCCTTCCCAATTGGTACTATGTTAGCTATTACACCCATTATTGTTACTGGTACTGAAGTCTCTGACACCGCAGGGAGTGCAGCAGTACCCGGTGAAATTTATTTCTGTGTTGTTACAGCGGTGAGTATTTCTGGATCTGTCCTAACAATTACAGTTACTCCTCCAACAACATCTGCAGGGACTACAAAGGTTTTAGATTTTATTACTGACGGAGATGACTCCGGTAGTTCTACTGTTACTGTCCATGAAGTTGTAAACGGCAACTCAGCTCAGGCCCGTACCTCTCAATTAACCAAGAAGATTGGTGTTTACTCTTTTGCTCTCAAACCTGAAGAGCATCAGCCTTCTGGGACTTGCAACTTCTCTCGTATTGACAATGCACAGCTCATTGAGACTTCTTCTGTGGCTAGTTCTGCTCTAACCGTTTACGCTGTCAACTACAATGTCCTCCGTATCATGTCTGGTATGGGTGGTCTCGCTTACAGTAACTAAGTTACTTTGCCAACTAAAGTTGAAATATACTCATTAACTCTGTTATTTCTCGCTTACAGTAACTAAATTCAATATTACTTTAAAATCAAAATAAATAAGATATTTTTTATAATTTATTTAAAAAAATAAATAATAATATTTTTAATGAAATATTATTATTTAATATCAAGGATTTATATTTCAAATAAATGTCATATTATTAATAGAAATCTTTTAGATGTGACATGGAAGAGATTATCTGAAGATAGAAGAAGATTAAGAATACATGAAATGAAACAAATAAAAAATAAAGAAATATATAACAAGATATTAAGCAATATGATTCGTAATTAATTTTAAACGCGATTTTTTAAATTTTAAAGAATTAAATTTAATTTGTTTAATTTCTCTGAAATTTTTTTCTATGGTAAGGTATAAATTATATATGGGAGGAGGTTTAATGCAACTTGTAGCTTACGGCGCTCAGGATATCTATCTTACGGGTAATCCCCAGATTACCTTCTTTAAGGTTGTCTATCGCAGACACACGAATTTCTCAATGGAGGCAATTGAGCAGACTTGGAACGGAACGGCTGATGGAGGGAATGGTCGTTGCTCTGCGACAATTTCCCGTAATGGTGATTTAGTTCACAGAATGTATTTACAACTTGATGGAAGTATTGATGTGGACGCAGATGCTGATAACCCCGGTGCTGCCTGGATTACTGATGTTGAATTAGAAATTGGTGGTCAAAAAATTGATAAACACACGGGTTTATGGATGGAATGTTGGGCGGAATTAACTGAACCGAATCCAACGGGACAGGTTGGTTCTATCCCTAATACCTCAGCTCTCACCGTTTCAAGTGGTACACTTTTTCAAAAAATGAGTTTAATGGGAGGTATAGCTAATGTAGGGAACCCCGATAGTACTCCTCATTGTTTTTTTATTCCATTACAATTCTGGTTTTGTCGTAACCCGGGTCTCGCTTTACCTTTAATTGCCCTTCAGTATCATGAAGTTAAAGTTATCCTTAATCATAAATGCAGTGATAACTTTGGCGCAAACGCGAAAAATACTCTTTTCTGCGATTATATCTACCTAGATACTGATGAACGCAGACGCTTTGCCCAGGTATCTCATGAATATTTAATTGAACAGGTACAAGAAGGAAGTCTCACAAATGGAACTGGAGATTTAAATTTCAATCATCCTGTTAAGGAATTAATATGGACAGCTAGCACCAAACTCCAGTCTGGTGGTGCTGCTACTTCGGTGCCACTATTGGGAAATTATCAACTTAAATTAAATGGTCATGATCGTTTTGCCAAACGCGATTTCAGATATTTCTCTAGAGTCCAGGTTTATGAAAGTCACTCGGGAGCAGGTGGTCTTGATTGCGACGACAACGCCGCCAAAACTGGTGCTTTTGATGACTCCATCGGTGTTTATTCATTCGCCCTTAAACCAGAGGAACATCAGCCATCTGGTACCTGTAACTTCTCTCGAATTGATAATGCTAGACTAGAGTGTGATGCAACAAACACGGGTATTAACAAAATTTTTGCTGTCAACTACAATGTCCTCCGTATCATGTCTGGTATGGGTGGTCTCGCATACAGTAACTAAGTTACTTTGCCAACTTAATTTATCAATTAATAATTTTATTTAAGATATTAATAAATAACTATTAAGATAAAAAAATAATTTTTTCATAATTTTTTCATAATTTTAATGAATAAGTTTTATTTCATTAAAAAAATTTTCTATGGTAAGGTATAAATTATAAATGGGAGGAGGATTAATGCAACTTGTCGCTTACGGAGCTCAGGATATCTATCTTACTGGGAATCCTCAGATTACTTTCTTTAAAGTTGTCTATCGCAGACACACGAATTTCTCAATGGAATCGATTAAGCAGACTTTCAATGGCACAGCTGATTTCGGTGGTGATGTTTCGGCAACCATTTCTCGCAATGGTGATTTAGTTTACAGAATGTATTTAGAACATAAAGCTAGTTTTACAGTAGGTAGTAGCGGTCAAATAGGCATTGGTTGCGATTATGGTAGTCATGTAATGAAAGAATGTGAATTAGAAATCGGTGGTCAAAGAATTGATCGCCACTATGGTCACTGGCATTCTGTTTATTCTCAGTTGACCCAGTTTAATCCATCAGGATCACAAAATACATTATTTAATAGAGTCAGTGGAAATGGTACTGGTTTAGATTCAGCCGATGATGCCGCGACAGAAAACCCAGTTAAAAGAGGGTGGACCATGGCTGACGCCACCACTTCCACAGCTAAAGGTACATTTTGGATCCCTCTTTATTTCTGGTTTTGTAGAAATCCCGGTCTTGCTCTCCCTTTAATTGCTCTCCAATATCATGAAGTAAAAGTAAAAATTACCTTTGAAGATGTAAGTAAATTAATAGCAAGTGATATAGATTCTAATTTTTACTCAGGAGGTCAGCATGTTGGCAATGCATCAACCAATGTCACTGCTTCGGAAACAGATTTTAGTTTATGGTGTGATTATATTTATCTTGATACAGATGAACGCCGTAGATTTGCTCAGGTTAGTCATGAATATTTAATTGAACAGTTGCAATATGATAATAAATCAGGGGGGACCATGGATCTTAATTTTAATCATCCCGTTAAAGAATTAATATGGTCTGGTGTTCGTTCTAATTCAGTTAACGAAGGGGGTGAGTTAAAATTATACGATAGAAATGCAATCGGTGCAAATACTTATCAATTAAAATTAAACGGTCATGATCGCTTTAAAGAAAGAGATACTAAGTATTTCACTCGTACACAAGTATGGGAACATCATACTGGTTATGGATGCACAGAAGTAGGTGACACAATTGCTGTATACTCTTTTGCTCTGAAACCTGAAGAACATCAACCATCGGGGACCTGTAATTTCTCAAGAATTGATAATGCTCAATTGGTAGAAGGCAGTGGCTCCACTCCTGTAAATGTTTATGCTATTAATTACAATGTTCTCCGTATTATGTCAGGTATGGGTGGTCTCGCATACAGCAACTAAACACGACTTAAGATTTATTTTTTTATAAATCATAAATTAAAATAAATAATTAAAATTATTAAAGATTATTAATAATATTTTTAATTTCTTCATCTGTTTTTTTCCTTTGTGAAACATCAATAGTTAAATCTGTTAATGTTTTTAAAATTACTAATTTTTCTTCTTCTGATAAATTTCGAGACTCACCTAATAATGTATATTCATCTATATTTTTGAAATGATTGTGTTCTCTAAATGTAGTACCACCTTCATCAATCCAAAGTTTAAGAATTTCAATAACTTTTTCAAGATCATCTAAATTTTCATCAACATCAGAATTTTCTTTCAATAAATTTTCAACATGTTTTCTTCTAATTTCGCCACCCGACCATTTCCCTAACACATCAACAAGAGTTTTTAGAGAACATAAATTATTATTTTCAATCATAGGTTCTGGTTCGGGTACAGGTTGAGGTACAGGAGCCTCTTCAACGGGAGCCTCTTCAACAGGAGCCTCTTCAACGGGAGCCTCTTCAACAGGAGCCTCTTCAACAGGAGCCTCTTCAACAGGAGCCTCTTCTACGGGAGCCTCTTCTACGGGAGCCTCTTCAACAGGAGCCTCTTCAACAGGAGCCTCTTCTACAGGAGCCTCTTCAACAGGAGCTTCTTCTTCGCTAGGGATATCTGATTCATCATCTTCTTGTTCAACGGGTTGAACTTCTTCAACTACCATTTCATCATTAACAGATTCATCTACAGATTCTTGAACATTTTCAAGAACATTATCAACAGTATCACTCATAATTTATATTAAAGATAATATATTTTTTTAAATAGTTTAAAAATATCTTATTTAAAAATAAAAAGATATATAATTAAAAATGTCATCAATTAATGCAGGAAATAAAGGGTTACAAAACCTAGGAAATACATGTTATATGAATTCGGCATTACAATGTTTAAGTCATTTATTAACATTTCATCCTCATAATGAAAAATATTACAATGTATGTAAAGATTTAAATAATTGTTTAATGAAAGAATGGTTTGAATTTCAGAGGAAAATGTGGTCAAATGAAGGTTCAAATGTAGTTTCTCCAATAGATTTATTAAGATGTTTTCAAAGGGAATGTAATGATAATGATTATTATTTTTTAAATTTCAATCAAAATGATGCTGATGAATTTTTAACATTATTTTTAGATTTATTGCATAAGGGGATATCAAGGAGAGTAAAAATCACATATAATAAAGAAATAACGGATGAAGGTGATAAAATTATAGTTAAAAGTTTAGATACATGGAAAAGATTTTATGAAAAAGATTATTCATATATAGTAGAAAATTTTTATTCGCAGTTATTGGGATTAACAACATGTCCTTTATGTGATTATTATACATCAAATCATGATCCAATACAGGTGATATCTTTAGAAATACCAGAAGATGGAAAATCATTGAAAGATTGTTTTAAAAAATATACGGATAAATTTACATTAGATGATAAAAATTTATGGGAATG